AAAATAAAAGGAGTAAAAAATATGTTAACAGGTAAAGTAAAAGAAAAATACCAAACTGGAAAGGGATTTCCTGGATTGGTTATTGATGTAGATAATCCTAAATTTAAGTTCCCCCTGAAAGCCTACGACAAGACAAATGAATTAGGTGTTGGTGATATTAATGTGGACCAAGTGGTTGAGTTTGATTGGGAAAAAACTGACTTTGGAAATGTCATTACCAATATTATAAGTTCAGGAGATGGGCCAACTCCCGTTGCACCACCCCAAGACAATACTGATTTTAGCTATGGAGCGAATGTCAAGCCAACAGTTGTAGCCTCAAAAGAAACCGATGAAATGAAAAAGTATATGGGATTGGTGGATAAGGCCTTTGGTATGATTGATAATTTTGATAACTTAAAAAATCTCGATCAAGAAAACAAGAGGGCAATCTGTATAGGAAGTGCAATCCAACAATCAAGGGCTGATTATTTCAATAGTAAAGATGGTCAATAAACCGAAGAACAAGGGTAGGGTTAAGGAACACCTGGTAACAAAATGGTTTCAGCATCAAGGGTGTATGGCATTTAGAACACCTTTAAGTGGTGCTTTAACTGCCTTTCCTGGTGATGTTCAAGCCACCATTTGTCAAGACTTGAAGCTCAAGATTGAAGTGAAGTTCAGAAAAAATCCTCCTAAAGTATTTACAGGTTGGATTGGGGGTAATGACCTTTTGGTTTTAATGCCTGAAAGAGCAACGGTGCAAGACAGTTATGCGTTTGCTCCCATGCGAACCATCCAGGATTTCATTCTTAAAATTTTTGAACTCGAAGCAAAGTTAAAAGAGTATGAAAAAAATAATTAATCAATGAATATTATCACCCTCCTTTGTGCAACCTTATCCCTGATGTGTTCTGGCGTGTTTGATTGGGACTTTGAATATGATAATCGTAAAGAGTTTATCGAGGGCATTAGGGATTGTGCAGTAGCCTATAATAGCATCTTGCCAGAATTTGAACGCCTCCCCATAGAATTAGTATTGGTCCAAGCCCTGCATGAATCGGGTTCGGAAGGCCATTCCAGGTTTGCTAAAGATGGAAAAAACTTCTTCGGCATCAAGGCGGTACACGGGGAAGATCATATCGTTTCCCTTGCTAATGCAAGCGTTAAAGTCAGACGCTTCACAAGGGGGTGCGATAGTGTTATAGCCTATACCGATTTATTAAATGAAAGTTATCATTATGAAGATTTTAGAAATGAAAGACTACGCCAATACACTGTGGACCAAGTTGATATTGAAAAACTTATTGAAACTCTGTCGGTCTATGCGGAAGATCAGAAATATATTTCCAAGCTAAAGGATATGGCTTACACCTTACGCAAGGAGGGGATCATCAATGAAAATAACTGAAGAACAAGTTGAAAAGAATTTAGAATTTTTAACTTCCACCGATCAGAAGGAGGCGGAACTGGAAGTTGCCATGCTCCAAATGGTAAAGGAAGAAAAACATTTAATTAATAAAATGAAAGTAGATAGATTTGGAAACCACAAATCCAATACGGAAAAAGAAACACAAGCCTATGCGAGTGATGACTACCAAGAATATATTACAAAATTAATCAAGGTTACACTTGACTATAAAACAATTCGCAATCAAAGAGATACTGCTGAATCGTATAACAGCATGTTTCAATCCATGATTAAGAGAGGGGCAGTATGATTTGGTTTCATGTTGTCGAGATTGCTCTATTGTTAATCATTATCTTTTTATTATGGGGAATAGGAGAACATATATATAAATGACAAAACATATTTTACATATTGAAGAACTCTCCGAAGGTGGAGAGAATCCCAAAACTAAAGTGCATGAAAAAACTGCTTGGAGAATTAAGTTCTTTGACGGAGAGGAAAAGATATTGGTTAAGTATAAGATAATAGAGTATCTCTCAATGGCATACAGAAAGGCTGTTGGTCATTTTGAAAAAAGAACTGTTGAAACAACGAGTGGAAATTCCGTTGTTGTTTGGTTTATTATTTTTCAAGATGGTCATAGTGGAGATTTGCTAGGTAAAAATGAATTTTGTACGAAACTTACTGATGGACACATGCAAAGAAACCAGGAAGATGTAAAACAATTCCAAACTTCTGAATCCCCTATCTTCACAGACACTGTTACCTCTCCAGAGGACAGAATAAAGGTAGATACATTTAGAGATCAGGTGAAGGAAGATGAATACAAAGAATTAAGAAGAAAAGATGCAGAGCTACACCCTGAAGCCACAGGATATGCAGATAAGAAATAATGACCTATGATATTATCATAGTGAATGGGTGCTAAGAGCACACCTGCTACTGGGAGGGTTGAGCACCCTCTACTAGAACGAGGGACCTAGATGGCCCCTCGTTTGATATTTATTTAATCTCTATTGTTCTGGCTTTTTTACTGTCAGGAACAATATGCTCCAAATTGATGATAAGTAACCCATCTTTTAATTGGGCATCCTTAACTTCAATGTCATCCGCAATCGTGAAAGATTTGGAGAAATATTTTTTAGATATTCCCTGATGAATTAAATCATCACTGTCTTTCTTTTCCTCCTTCACGGATTTAATGGTAAGCTGTCCATTGGAAAACTTCACCTCAATATTTTTCTTGTTGTAGCCAGCAAGGGCCATCTCAATGTTGTAGGTGTAGTCCCCCGTTTTGCAAATATTGTAATGGGGGTAGGTGGACATTGACCAGTCATCCTCAAACATTTTCTCGAAATGATTGAAGGCTGCATCGAAACCGATGGATCGAGGTCGCAGTTGGTTAAATATGGAAATTGCTTTATTCATTGTAACTCCTTTCAAAGCAAGTTCATTTCCCAATACCCATAATGGCATATTGGCAAAATGGCATAAAAAAAAGGGGAGCAGATTTTACTCCACTCCCCTTATCTATTTCTTATTAATGTTTTCTTGTAAAATTTTTAGAAACCATGAGTTATCTTTTATAACTGTTAGTAATCCGTTTGTTATTGAGTTCACTACTATCTCCTCATTTGAATCTTTAGACAAAATATTCCCCTCTTGTGTCAAGCTCATTTCGTAAGCTACTGCATGTATAACTTCATGGAGTAGAGTGTTCGCAAAATCTTGCGGTGTTAAGTCCTGTTGTATTTCAATCTTGTTTGCTCGGTGATGGTATTCACCGTAACTATCCGTCTGCTTGGCAAAGTCTGACCGAATAAACTCAATCTTAATATCTTTATATCCAACCTTAATTTTTGTTGGACATTTAATCATGTTTCCTTTTTCTTCTTCTTCTTTTTCTTTTTTTTCTTGTCTTTTTCCTTGTCTTTTTTTAACTGTGCGTAGCCTTCCTTGGTGTAGCTGTAGTGCTTACCGCCATATTCAGGCATCTATTATGCTCCCCCTGAAGTCATTTTATAAACAATAAATAAAACAACAAGAGTAACAATGCCTGCTTTAATCCAGTCTTTCATGGACCAGTCAGACCACTCTTTTAAGTGTGTCCATATATCCTTTAAAAGTTTCATATCTCCTCCTATTTAGTTAATATTATTTCTTCTTAAATATGTCTGCACCCTTTAACCCATATATGCTAGCCACGATGCCAATAAATAACGCTTGATACCAATACGGGAGGTTACTAAACTGCAAGAAAAAATCATCTATCTTTGCTTGAATCATGGGATCATCCGAAAACACACCCCATATAAGAAGAATGATCGGAGCGGAACATAAAATTAACACAAATTCGTCTTTCCAGCCTTGATTCTGATCCTTGATGACTGCCTGTTTGTATTCCAGTTCTCCTGTAGACATTTTTTCCATGTGTCGCATCGCTGCCAATGACTCCAGACGTTTTGTTTGTTGCCTGTTCTTGACAATCTCCATTCCTGTCTTTATGCCGAAAGGCAAGACTTTTGATAGTAAACTTAAAAACATTTTTTCATAATCTCCGCTAATTCTCTTGCTCTGTTTGGTACTTGTCTGGCCCATTTACTGTCCAGCATTTCCTTTGACGCTTCAGGATAGTTCTTATCTTTAAGGGCAATCAGCATTTTCTTGAATCGGCTGGCTCTTGGTCCTCCCAAATTAAAACATAAATTTATTAGGCAGGAAAAAGCGTCTTGATGAATACTATCCTCAACAATGAGCTTGCGTGCATCATTCAGGGCAATATTAAAATCGTAGTCAAATGTCTGGTTAAGAACCTTGCGTGGATAAACTTTGCTGTCGCTCCACTTCTCGTTATCCAAACATAGATGACCATAGCCCACAGTTCGGTTGCCGAGATGGTCCCGATAGACCTTATCCCGATAGCCTTCATGCGTTTTAATGCTGTCTTTAATTTTCTCGTAGTTCAATCTGGGTCTGTTCCTTCCCATTTATTTAAATCGTACCCACCACCACCGCCAAGGTCCTGATCTATATATATATGCTGTTCGACCTTTGCACCAACCAAACTCTTTACCTTTTCAAGATACACTATGGCATCTCCCAGTTCTTCCTGGACTTCGTTTATCCATTCGACATATCCCTTTGTGGATGTTGCCATCGTATTGCCGTATTTCTTAATGCCTTTATCGGCTCTCCTGGCAATTCGGTCTATGACCTTTTGAACTAAAGGGTCTTTGGTTTTTTTTTTCATATTCTGCCAACCCATCGCCCCTTGTCATTCAGCAGCATGCTGTATAACCGTGGTGATGAATCAATGATGGCAGCACATCCCAAAATGGGACGCTTGAGAAAATTCTTTTGGTAGCGAAAGGCATCAGCCTTCGGATTAATCAGACAGCCCACATTCATCGCAAAGTTTAATGCTGTCGGACTGCTCCAGAACTGGATGCTTAATCCAAGTGTATGATAATGGCCCTGCACAAAACTGCACCCCAGTTCCTTTGAACTTGATAAGGCATTTTGCTTGAAGTTATGGGTGAAATATACTGACTGGCCGTTTGGCATCGTCAGGATGATCTTATCATGCCAGGTCCACTTCGCCTTGACTTCGAGAATGGAATTAATGTTCCTAATCATGGAGCGAGGGATGCCCGTCAACTCTGCCTTGCGTAATAATCGCAGGTCATGGTTTCCCCAGCATATCTGCATCTTGGGAAATAACTTCTCTAAAGTCTTAATTTCTTTTCGTGATTTTTCCAGTTCAAATACTGGTGAATCTATGTTGGGATCAGATGGTCTGGAAACTTGAACGCTTCCAAAATCTAAGATATCACCTATTGATATTACATGGTCGGGCTTGACATCCCTCTTGACCTTTTCCAAAAACTCAAAGGCTTGAGGATGCTGAAAGGGC